AAGTAATGTAAGAGAAGAAGATGTACCAACATTTAATTTTGTCGGAAAGGGTCGTGGTGATACTTCAATATATGAATTTGACAAACCTGTTACATTAGACCTATATGTAGATGGTAGATATGGTATAGAAGTAGAAAACAAAGTACCGTATGAGGGTAAACACGAAAAACATAATGTTTATCAGACATTAAAAGCTATTAAGGAAGACGTAACCCCGACTGTAATAAAAGGATGTACTGACCCTGATGCAAAGAATTACAATCCTAAAGCAACAGAAGATGATGGTTCTTGTAAATACGAACCCACAGGAAAAACAAAACCCACGGGTGAAGAAGTACGTAAAAAAATACGACAAGGGTTAAAAAACAGAGTAAACAAGTACGCATCAGAAATACAAACGGATTTAACAAAACCTGAATACGAATTAACTGAAGAAGATAGATTTTTAAAGTATTCTGTAGTAGATGATAGGGGTAATTTCTTACCAATCATAAATTGGGTTCGTGGTGGTACATTACAACAAGTAGGTGGTGAGATTGATGTATTGGATTCTTTGATTTTAGTAATGGAATCACCAATACCACCAACACTTGAATTATTTGATGAGGTACGTTTATTTAATACCCCATATTTACCAAAACGTTTTTCAGTTGATTTATCACAAGCAGACCCACTTGCTTCCAATGTATTCTTAACACCTAACTTTAAGTCAGAAATAGAAGAAAATGCAGACAATGTGTTTTCTAACTATGAATCATTTGAGACAATCACGGGTGGTAGTGAATCAGTTGTAGGTAAAAAAGTAATAGACCATTATTTACAAGATAAGAAAATAAAACTAAACACAGATTTTACGGACTACAAAAACTTTGTAAAGTTTAGTTCTGCAGAAGAAAGACTTAGAAGTTTCTATTACAAAGTACAACAGTTAGAAACATACGAATCTCAAAGTACTGCAATTTCATCGTCATCTGATAATATCATTAGACGACAAACTCAAATTGATAAACTTGACGATGACATTAGATTATTAAAAGCCAGTTTTGATGATTACGAATCACATTTGTTTAATACAAGTGGTTCAGTTTATTCATCTTCATTTGTTTCTTCATCTGAAGGTATATTTTCGGAATGGCCAAAAACCACACCAACCGAACAAATAACTAATGGTGATTTTTCATCAGGAACAGGTTGGTATTTAGATGTTTCACCGACAGGTATAAACAATGAAAGACTTGACATATATTTTAATGGTGTAGTATCACAAAGTGTATCATTAGATGTTGGTACGATTTATGATGTAACGTTTGACGTACACAAAGGAGGTCTACCAATATCAATGTCTTATAATGGAGTTCAGATTACAGAGGAACGAAGATTTCCAAGTGGTTCTAATTCATTTAGATTTACTACAAAGACAGGTGACAGTTCTAACGACTTAATTATAAATGGTGGTAGTATACCTGCTGGTTTTTTAAGAATAGACAACATAAGTATAAAAGCAAAACCTGCTCTTAAATCATCTACTTCCAATGACGTAATAACTTGGTATAACAATTTACTATCCGTTGGTAGAGATTATGATAACTTAAACAGAGATAGTTTTAAGAACAACACACCCGAGTATCTAAGAGAAGATACAAACTCCGAGGACTATATCTTATTTGTTGATATGGTGGGTACGTTGATGGATGAGATTTGGTTGTATGGTAAAGAACTATCAAACCTATATGATTGGAGTAACGATGTAACAAAAGGATTGAGTGAGGACTTGAGTGTGGTTCTACTCAATATGTACGCAAATAACCTTGACGTTGGGTTTAGTGAAAAAGATATTTGGGAATATGTGTTAGGTGTTAACCAAGACGATACCGATAAGGGTGGACTAACAACCGATTTCTCTTTTAAGAAACAACAAAAAGAAACTGTTAGACGACTACTAACCAACCTACCATTCTTGTTGAAACAAAAAGGAACAAGACGTGCGATAAAAGGATTGGTTGCGTCATATGGTGTTCCTGATTCAACATTATTTATTCGTGAGTATGGGACATTCCAAGGCCCATTTTCATTTTTAATTAATGACTCAATAACAGAGGAACGACAAAATTATAGACTACAGATAGATAGTGATACTAACTTACACATCACCCAAAGTGATTCAAGTATTTCATCTATAAAGGGTGTTGAGTTAAATGTAGAATACACAGGTAGTGCAGAAACACTTACATTCTTTAGTGGTAGTAATTCAAGTGGTGGTGGATTTACCATTGGATTCAAAGACACGGGTAGTAACGCAACTGACGGTGATATTCAATTTAGTATTTTTGATGGAACCAATACCTTTACAATGAGTTCTTCTATCGCACCATTTTATAGTGGTGAATGGATGTTGTTAGTACAACAATTATCTAGTGGTAGTTATGAGATATTAGCCAATCAATTTGACCGAACAAATGGTGAGTTTGATTATCAAATAAGTGCAAGTGCGACGATACCCGATGCTATATCAGGTTCATTGGACGGTGTATTTAATGGGACTGACGGATTCTTATTTGGTACATTTGATACCTACAATACTAAGTTCAGTGGGTATTTGGATGAGTTGAGAATGTGGGATTCAGTTTTAACTGACAGTAATTTCACAGAACATACTAAATATCCAAAGTCTATTAAGTTAGACAATCCTTTGGAAATACCATCTTCGTTAAAAGTACGAGTGGATATAGAACAAGAATTTAGAACAGACTTTACAGGGTCATTACCTAACTTAGTATTTAATCCACAGTATGTAACAACTGTTAGTGCTTCAGGGATTACTATTGACGATTGGATTAGTTCTACACGAACAGAATATATCTCTACACCTAATGTTGGAGACTCACGACAATCAACTAATAAAGTACGATATGGGTTGACTCAAACATTGAGTGGTAATACATTAACACCAAGTTTAGTACAAGAAGTAGAACCTGTTAATATTGTAACTTCTGTTATTACTCAAGCAGCTACTCAAGAAAATATAATGAGTTCAGGTAGATATGTTAATACTACATATCGTTATATTGATACAAACGGTAATCAACAAGAAAGACAAACTAGATTAGGGGTTGGTATGTCTTCAATAAGAAATACTATAAAGTATGAAGAAGGAACTTTACAAGTTGAACCCGAACGATTCTTTACTATTGATGTAAAAAGTATTGACCCAAAACAAACAATTGTTCAACAGTCTAAAGAAGTAATACAAGACGTTACAGACATCAATGAACTTATTATTGGATTTTCACCGACACAGATTGTTAATGAGATTATTACACAACATTTTGGTGGTAATGATTTATCAAGTGAATACGCAGACCCAACAGAAAATTATACCGACACTTACAATTCTTTACAAACATTAGTAGATAATTTCTTCCAAAATATTGGTAGTAATCAAAAAACAAAGTTCTTTATAGAGTATATTAGAAACTTTGATAAGACTTTATTTAACAACATCAAAAAGTTTGTACCTGAAAAGGCTAACCTAACAACTGCGATATTTATTGAACCACATTTGTTGGATAGGAGTAAAGCAAAACGATTAGGTAAAGCTGACACTACAAACTTAGCAAATGAAAGTAATGAAGTACCACCATCATATACAACTACACCACCATCACAAGATGTCACTATATCAAATGACCCCGCACAAAATGATTTAGCACCGATTGTCCCATTGGGTGACCCAAGAGGTGATAGAAAAAAACCAATATTTGCAAACCCAGCATCAGTACCATCCGAACTTATTTCATTCAGTCCTATTGATTTTGGTTTAGATATTGCAAAAACATCACCTGATGTATTCCCAACGGCAGATGAACGTGGTGGGTTTACTAATCAAAATGAAAACGTAGTTTCTGTTAATGATGATTTTGTTAGTCAAATAATACAAGACAATGAATTTGATGAGAGTGGATTGGTTAGAGTCCGTGACCGACAAAACGAAGTTAAAGTATTTGAAGTTAGAAAGTACGATAATAAATCTCAATTAGATACTATTGAAAGTGAAATAGGTACAATTAGTAGAGACGACCGTACATTTTCAAATAAAACTTATGTAGAGAAAACAAGAGAATATAAAAAGTTGAAAGAAGAAGATGGTAAGTTATTCGCCATCAAACATCCATTTACAGGAACAAAACCTGGCGTGTCGGTAACACAAGAAAATAAAGTTAAAAAGATTAGACCTACTGCACCCGATAGAGG